CGACGCCGGTCATGGATAAGCGCGACATTCTGGATTACGCCGAGTGCATCGGTAACGGGCGCTGGTTTGAGCCGCCGGTCAGCTTTAGCGGGCTGGCTAAGAGCCTGCGCTCGGCCGTGCATCACAGCTCGCCGATTTACGTGAAGCGCAACATTCTGGCCTCAACGTTTATTCCGCACCCGATGATGAGCCAGCAGGAGTTCAGCAAGTTTGCGCTTGATTATCTGGTCTTCGGCAATGCCTTTGCCGAGCTGCGCCGCAATGGGCTGGGTAAGCCGCTGCGCCTTGAAACCACTCCGGCCAAATTCACCCGCAGGGGCGTGAAGGATGGCGTTTACTGGTTTGTGAATGACTGGAAAGAGCCGCACGAATTTTCGGCCGGCAGCGTGTTTCACCTGCTGGAGCCGGATATTAATCAGGAGCTTTACGGCCTGCCGGAATACCTCAGCGCGCTTAACTCCGCCTGGCTGAATGAGGCGGCGACGCTGTTCCGCCGCAAGTATTATCAGAACGGCGCGCACGCCGGTTACATCCTGTACATGACCGACGCGGCACAGAGCAGCAGTGACGTTGACCGGATGCGCCAGGCGATGCGTGACACGAAAGGGATCGGCAACTTCCGCAACCTGTTTATGTATGCGCCGAACGGTAAGCCGGACGGCATTAAGATTCTGCCGCTAAGCGAGGTCGCGACGAAAGACGATTTCTTTAACATCAAGAAGGCCAGCCGCGATGATTTATTAAGCGCGCACCGCGTACCGCCACAGATGATGGGGATTATCCCGGATAACACCGGCGGGTTTGGGGATGCGGTGAAAGCGGCGCAGGTGTTTGTACGTAATGAACTGACACCTCTACAAGAAAGGATGAAAGAAATAAATGATTGGATAGGATGCACAGTGATTGAATTTCGCCACTATTCATTAGAATGAATCAAGAGTTATCGTGCTGCAATATCTAAGTATTTAATTGTTTTATATAAATATTTTAGTTTTTTGTGTGTAGAGTTAAAATATAGAGGCTTGTATGAAAATAATTGAAACTGAAGTGCGCTAAGATTTTTGTAAGGGCTGATTGACTGCGCAATGTGATGGTGTTAATAAGTAAACTTAAATAGTTTACAGGATGTAACATTATGACATTCTTTGCAGAAGCAGACTGTATTGATGATCTTCTTAAGGAAGTTCATGCGGCAATCATCAAAGATGGTTCAAGAATTAAAGCGTCTAAAGGCGATACCATAGAGATACTTGGAGCTAGCTTAGTTCTTACTAACCCGGTTAAGCGCGTTAGTAGAACTGAGTCTAGGAGTAAGATTATCAGTTGCCTAGGCGAGTTTCTATGGTATTTAACTGGTGATAATGAACTTACTTTCATAGAACATTATATCCCTGCTTATAAAAAATTCGCCGAAGATGACGGCAGGATTCACGGGGGGTATGGCCCTCGTCTCTTTAATATGCATAACAAGCATAATCAATTAGAAAATATCATTGCTCAACTAAGTCATAAGAAAACAAGCCGAAGAGCTTTAGTACAACTTTTTGATGCTTCAGATCTGGCGTTAAGAACTGGTGAGGATAAAGAGTATAAAGACATCCCATGCACAATTTCACTTCAATTTCTAGTTAGAGATGATAAGTTAAATCTCTTTGTAAATATGCGTTCTAATGATGCATTTATGGGGTTAACTCATGACATATTTGCATTTACAATGATTCAAGAATACATCGCCAAGATTCTCAAGTGTGGACTAGGGAAATATTATCATTATGTATCGAGCATGCATTTATACGAAACAGATCTCCCTAAAATTGACGATTTACAAAGAGAAGGTTTCATGAGTACTGCAGCAATCATGAGTGAGATGCCTGCAGTTGATTCTTTAAACTTCAGGCTTGAAATACTTAAAGCGGAAGAGTTTTTAAGAAATGATAAGTTTTTCAATCTTGATGATTACAAATTAAATGATTACTGGAAAGATTTGATGAGATTGATAAAAATAAACTATTTATTTAAAAGTGAAAATGATTTACAGGAAGCACGTAACGAAATAGAAAAATTAAAAAACGATTCATATAGAATATTTTTTGGAGGTAAATAGTAATGAGAAGGCATAATGAGCTTCCTAAACTGGTATCTGACCTCAAAGCTTTCGCAAAAAATGAGTATCCTTTGTTGGGCCTGACTTCTGAAGCCCACTACGAAACATTTGCCATGCAATTAATTGATAGCATCCGTAGAATAAAATATATAGAAGCTATTAATGATAAAAATAACTATAGCCAGCTTAGGATGGAACCTAACTCAATTTACTTTGATCCACTTATTGCTGCCAAGTTGCATAGCGAAAAAGGTAGCTATGATGAAGCATGTTGGTTGATTTTTTTATCTACTCATTTCGGAAAAAACATCAAAACAAAATGGCAATTATGCCGAGATATATACAGTGGTCTAGGTACAATAACGTGGACTTGGGACCATATCACTAGTAATTTTGAGGATTTTGAAAAGTGGTTTAAAAAATCATCACCATACTTGGTTTCTAACAGCAAAGAAAGGCAATATGGCAATCATCGTAAGTATGAAACCTTAAAAAATGACTCAAGACGTTCAATACCTAAGGTTTTTAAGTCATATATAGAATTCATTGGCAACACAAAAAGCCATGAAGCGAGATTTGCTGAGGCTGAAACAATGTCTACCAGTCCAGACCTACTCTTTGAAATATTATACTCCAATATGAGAAGTGTTATTTCATTCGGTAGAACAGCTAAGTTTGATTATCTAACTATGCTTAGAAAAACAAATTTACTAAGCTTGGAACCGGGCCATCTTTTTTTGAACGGCTCAACTGGTCCTATTAAAGGATGCAGACTTATTTTTAGTAATAATAAAGGGGCGGTTGATTCAGTGTTAGATTTAAATGAGAAGTTGTCGCAGCTTTCAAAAATCCTACCCATAGGATATCTAAAGATGCAGGTTTTGGAAGATGCGCTTTGCAATTGGCAAAAATCCCCCGATAGGTATAAATATTTCGGGGGATAAAGAGCTTAGATCAAATCATCCTTACTGTATCTCACCTTAAGTCGGTTAAGGTGAGAGTACGGTATATTACCAATATGCTGTAAATGTCCCAAAACTATCCCTTTTGGGATACCTATTTTTTTAGCAATACGGACTATCTCTTTCCAGTCTTTAGCTCTAAATTCCTTAATTCTTCCCTGAAAATGCTTAGGTATTAATGCATCAACAGCAAATTGATCTGCTTCATCTTCTTCCTTTGAACTAAGCTCTGTTTCTCCTTCTATACGAATGTTAATCGCATCATGAAGAATAAGATGTCCAATTTCATGAAATAAGGTGAACCAGAAATGATCATTCGTGAGATGCCTAAAACTTACTATAAGAGTAGCACGGTCAGGTTCGAAAAAACATGTTGCCCCACTCGCACGGCACCCAGAGGGAGTTGGCAAAACAATAAATGAAACTCCTGCCTGAGCAAACATTTCTTTAAGTTGCGGAATAAACTTCCTTAAATCAGGCTCATTTGAAAGTTGACGAATCTCTGGAATTAAACTCTTTAAATTTTCCTTATCCCATGAATTACAGGTGTAACTTTTGCTTAATTCTTTTGCTTTTATTATCCATGCTAAATCTGCCATTGGAACAGTTTTAAGACTTAGTGATTTTCTAAAGGCGACCAATGGGGCATCATTATTAATTTTACGGGTAAAATCATTTACAGAGTTAATACCAAAAAAATCCAAGCAATGTTTGAATTTTAATTCACGCGTTGATGCTTTGGGTATCCATCCATAATTAACCATATCTTTCACTGGGAGCGAGTCAAGCCATTCCTTATTTACAGCTTTTAAATGTTCAATATGTTTACGGTATGCACCTTCACGTTTAAGCCAAAAATCGACTGAAACATCAAATATATCTTGAAGTCTTAATGCCATGCATTCGTTTAAATGCATATCTCCACGCAAAAGCTGCTGACCTTTTAAAGTAGGAAGGCCAATCTTTTTGCTCAGTTCTTCATCGCTCAGCCCATGCTCATCCATCAGGTCTATGATTGTATCGCCCGGGGGCGATACCCGGTCAGGGCTAAAATCGAGTGTACCAATCATTTTTCTTCACCTATGAACATTAACTTGATGCGCCTTACGGCCTTCCAATCTATTGAATCATCTTCATTTTTTGGAGGTTTTGCGTGAACGCATATGAAACCCATACTAACTTTAGAGTCTAACTTGATTATAATATATTCTTCGGCATGCTGAAAGCAAAGGACAGGTCTTCCGACGGGGAGCTCCCACACGTTTTCTATTGCTTTGATATCAAAAAGGCGCGATATCAATTTTTCAGATAAAGCAGCACCTAGTACTTCATCCGCATAACTTTGGATAAGGCAAATATTTCTTAAGTGCATGCTGTGAAAAGAAATTTCCAAAGTCTTATCGCTTGTGAAAAGTTGTATAAACGAATTTATAGCAAAAATCATATGGTTCTTAAAGCATTAATATCACTTATAGATATAGACTAATAATGATTTTGATGATAAACGATTGCCTCACTTCCCTTTGCTAAAGAGTCAAAATGAGCGATAAACATTCCAGTTCAAAAGCACTTGCAGATGTAGTTGCAGAAATGGATCGCCAAGATGCCAAATGGGGGGTTGACCGGGATCTTAACCCGTTCTTGTGGGCCTCGATATTGGGTGAAGAAGTTGGTGAATTTAACCAAGCAATTTTGCATGATTATTATGGTGGGAAATGCGCTGGCACTAGCCGTGATGAAATGGTGCAGGTTGCAGCAGTTGCCTTACAAATAATCGAGTACTACGACCGACAAAAGCCCTAACATGGTATTTCTGATCAAAGTCGTTAGCTTCTGTATCTATAATGCATTAAACAGCGATAGTGTCTGCTGGTTAAAAAAATCCCAACTACATTGAGACTCTTTTTTCTCATTAAATCTTTATTATGTAACCGCATTGTTTACCCCTGTACATGCATCAAAAACATGTATGGTCCTTCGCGCGCAATGCTATCCCCGCCACGCCTGCCCGCTTTGTGCATCGCTTTTAATGCAGTTGCATTCACATAGCAAAACAGCGCCATGACTGGCGCTGCAGGGTGTTTCAGTGCTTAGAAAATTAATGCGAATCCATGCGCGTTATGCATGCATTGCTCATTTACGAGTCACATTGCCTAAAAATCGGAGGATGCGGCACTACCATAGCGCAGCTGCTGCAGGTAAATAATGCCCTCACGAAGAGAAACGGGGCGAGCCAGCTCGATCATAAAAACAAAATCGTAAGTCCTGCCGAGCCAGAATCCTCCGCCAGCCTCTTTAGGGCGCTGAAAGAAAACCCAGCCGCCAGAATGGAAGCACTCCAAACAATTGCCCCGGTAAACTATCTGATAATTAGTATCGCTTCCGGCCATTTGCTAAAGCCTCACATTGCTCGCTGTTCAACCATGCCGCCGCAAAAATCATCAATCTCTAATCGGCAGCATAAAAGATTTCCTCGCCAGCGTTCTGGTGAATCTCCGAGTTCGCCAATTCGGCAATAATGCTGAGTGCCAGTTTTAGGTCTGACGGCTTGCAGTTTGCGATTAACGAAACCTCCGCAATGAACTGCACGCACGCCATTTTTTTATGTATTTGGTTTGATTCCTGAACCGTCATTTTCCCTCCCCTAACTTAACTGTGTATTTATACAGTAGCATAGCACTTATAAGTTGAGAAATGAAAAATATTTGGTTTATTTGTTCTTTATCTCATTGATATGAAACAAGTAAATCTAAGGACTTTTTTAGAATCGCTTGCTCATAAATCGTGGTCATCAGAACGACGACCACCTGATTTCGTTGCTCTAAGGCAGAAATTACGGCCTTTTTTTACGGTTTTTTTCTGCTAATCGGTTAAATCGTTCTAATACGAAAGTCTGCTTCGGCTCCAGTATTGGCCGGGCCAGTTCTCCATTAGGTAAGCTGCGGAACATTTGACCGGCGATTTTAGTCTGCGTGCCACCAATCAGACGCACGGCCATCCCGCGACTGATGGTTTCACCGCTTAAATCTCTCACCTGCGCTATTACGTTGTCGCACGCAGTTTCGATTTTGTCCGACCGCCTCAGCTTAAGATGCCGCTTTTCTGGTTTCTGCGCCCTTATCCGGCTTAAAATCTGACGCCGCTCCTTTCTGCTCATGCCGTCCAGGTCGATTTTTTCGAAACTTTCCGGCGGGTTCGAATCCTCAGATCTCAAACCTCCCGTACAGTTATTGACAGAACTCCGAGAGGACGCGGGCGCGTCCTTAAATTCAAAACCCAAATCAACGGCACGTTTCGGGACAATCTTCCATTGCATCAGGCGGGTTAAGATCGGTGTGTCGTCGCCAACTTCAGTTGCGTAAACACCCTTGATACGCACGGTTTCCTCTCCGTATTCATTCATGTCTTTGCTTGCCTGATACCAGGTGCGCACAGCTAGCTCGTCGCGACGCACAAACGGGCCACCCTGCGCATTAACGTATCCGGCCCAGTCTCCTGCGTCGGCTGCGTCATGTGCGGCAGCAAACTCAACGCTCAGGCCGTGCGCGGTTTCGCTGTCTGCCATGCGGCGCAGCTCGCGGTAAACCGTGACCGGCGCACCGCCCACAAACTGAAATTGGCGGATGTGCCAGCGTGCCGCCCAGGCAGAAACTGCCGAGGCGGTTTCCTTAAGGTCTTTGCCGCTTTCGTCGTCTGTCTCACCATCCAGCGCATAGCCGTCGATATTTTTGGAAATGTATTTAGCAACGTAACCTGTTGCGCTGCCTTTCTCCGGGTCGATAGCTTCAGCATGAAAGCGGGCCTTACGGGCCTTGTCGGTCGTCAGCTCGCTGCTGTCTTCCTGCCAGGCGTAGTCGCGCACAATCTCGCGCACACGCTCAGCCTGCTCCGGGCGCATAAACATGAGCATGTGCCAGTGCGGGGTCGCATCGTGATGAGGCTCAGCAACGCGGATCCCGAAGATGCGGATTTCTTCGCGGTGCAGCTTGGCGCGGATTTTCTGCCAGACACTGCAGAGATAACGCTGCGTGTCGGCCGGGCTGGCACCATTCCATTTGCGGTTACGATGCCCTGTTTTGATTGTGGCGTGATAGCGCGCCGGGGCGGTAAGCGTATAAAACTCGCCGATAAAGCCCATTTCATTGCAGATGTTTTCGAAGCCACGAATGCGGGTCATCAGCTCGCATCGGCGGATCGCCGGGTTGGCCACGCTGCCATCGTATTTCTCGATCAGGCTGATGCGGTTGCCTTCCTCGTCTTCCAGCTCCATTCCTTTCAGAAATTCACGGGTGCGGCGCTTCTGCTCGCGCCATTCTGAAACGGTCATGCTGCTGGCGTAGGGGGTATGCTTTTTGCTGACGTTAGCCAGGGCGATCTGAAGGTGTTCACGCCATGATGCTGCCACGCGGCGCAGACGGCCTTTCCACCATTTTTCCGTCTGCATACGCATGATCGCCGGGGTAACGTCCTCCGGGTCAAACAGCCGGGACGTGACTTTATCCCACAATGGAGGCGTCTGGCTCAGCTCGCGGGTGATGGTGGCAGCCGTCATGTATATACAGTGTGTGTATTTGTAGTCTGACTCGTCACTGGCCTGCGCGTGTGCCTGTACCAGCTCGGCGAGAATGAAATTAGCCACATCCCCGGCCAGCAAATCGACATCGGCGCGGGCCATATCCGGCAGTCGGTTGAAGCGGCGCATCAGCTCCCATAGCTGACCACCTGCGCGGGCCGCGCCATCCTGTTTAGTGGCATTACCCGCCAGCAGGTTAAACGTGCCGTGACTCATTTCACCGAGGCGATATTGAGCGTTAACGGTTTCAACGCGTGGCAATGTGCGCTCAACGAAAGTTTTCGTTAAGTACGCATTGGCACGATCAATACCCTGTGTTTTTTCCAACTCACTAACCCGACGCTTTACATCAATCTGAATCAGCGTCGGCTGCTTTTCGAGTAGTTCCTGCGCACGCACTAAAGCCGCAATCATCTGACTGCGGCTGTGCATTTCCTC